AATGTCCCTAAATGTCCCTAAATGTCCCTAAATGTCCCTAAATGTCCCTAAATGTCCCTAAATGTACAAAAAAAAGAGACATAAAGAGCGATAAAGACACACAAAGAGAGCAGACATAAAGAAACAAAAAGAGACAATAAGTAAGTTATTTTATACTTATTGTCAACCTTAATGTCCCTGAAGGTGTACATATTGTTACTTATCGTCACAATTAGACGTGTAATAGTTATTAGTCGTTGTCACGTTATTGCTATTACGATTATGTCTATTGCTATGTATCTTGATTGTGTCTTGCTCATTGACCAGAAACTCATGCAGTAATGCTCTTAATAGTGACGAGCTATCATAATCATTAATATCGCAATAGCTCTGAAATGCCGCTTTTTCGGCAGGTGTTAATCGTACTGTCAATGTTGCGGTACGCTTTTCCGCCCGTGCTTGTTCTTTGATTTTTGCAGTATCCATCGTATTTTTCCTTTCTTATAAATAAAAACTATACCGTCATATAAAAATCAATAATTAGACAATGTGTGACATCATGTGATACAGTGTAGTCAGCAAAACGTAACACGGTACATTGATAACCACAGAGCCAATTATGTATGACAGTATAGTTACGCATGTATTATAACATGTCATACATAAGGCTGCAAGGGCCGCTATAAATAGTGACAGTATCTATAGTGCTTGCAGTAATCGTCAGCATGGGGGCGTCAGACGCATGCTAAAAGTTGCAATGATTTATGCAACAGCGTGAGGCAACAACACGGCTAATTAATAACGTTGCACACATTAAGACAATTAATTATAATACAGGTATAAGGAGGCAAAAAATGAGAAAAATTATTAACGGAAAAGCTTATGATACAAGTACCGCAACATTGATTGGTACCTGGAGTAATGTGGAAAATGGTCGTGATTTTTATTATATTGAGAAACGTCTATATTTTAAGCCACGTAAAAAGGAATATTTTTTGTTTTTAGACGGGGGTGCCGCTACAATATACGAAAAACCTATAATTAAGCCGTTATCAGTAGAGCAAGCACGGACGTGGGCATATAATAACTTAGACGCAGATGAAGCAGAGAAGGCCTTTGGGCGTGTGGCTGAATAATAATAATAAGTAAAGAGAGAGACTGTAAAAGAAAAACTACAGTCTCTTTTTTTTTTATTACAAAATTAGGAGGGAAAAAATGAAAAGAAAATACTATGCGGAACATTGCTTATATGGTGTCAATACAAGTTATGACAGTTTTAATCGTCATGCATATTCATTTTTCGTTTTTGACAGCAAAAAAGAAAGAGACGAATGGGTAGACAGAAATGCTTACGACCCGTACGGAAAATTGGTTGCAGCGGCAACAACGTTAAAAACGTTCGGTACTGCATGGGGCGAAATTTTATAGTGCACGGTAACATTATCGTACACAGTGTTGACGATTTATATAAATAAAGGGGTGAAAAAAAATGAAAATTCTAAAACTTTATAGGCAAGATTTCTCACCAGAGACTGTAAAAGAAAAACTACAGTCTCTTTTAAATTGTGCCGATTGGGACTTTATCGAAACTACATCGGCATTTGGTAACACAAGACGTATCAGCAGAGTACAACTTGCGCTGCTACTAAAAAAGAATTGCCGTATACACAATACAGTTTATTAAGAGATGGAGGAAAAATAAAATGTTTAGAGTTGAAAATATTGAAAGCCCGCGGTCAGGACGTCCCGTTGCTAATCAATTTGAAATAATTGTGGATACTATAGTAGGTCGTGTTATCTTGTTTCAATCTTATAGCACACCAATTGCAATGTTAATAAAATGTCCAATACTCAGCACAGCTTATTATATTGCTACAGATGAAAAATATTCTGTGACAACATCAAAATATCAAAAGATATTTTATGAAAAGCATGGAAACTATCTTGTTCATCAGTACAATGTGTCTAATTTTAAAGAATGGTTGGATGCCCTAAATAATCCAGCCTTTTTTAATGCTTTATTGTTACAAGAAAGGGAAAGAAAATGAAAATAAAGACAATTACACTATATAGCTTTTCGGAATTATCAGAACAAGCACAAAATAGGGTGGCACATAAATATCAAGACGTCATGCAAGATATCTATGAGGAAAAGGCCAATGATATTTTAGAGCAAAAAGCCGCTTATTGGACAAAAAGAACAGGAATACCTATTGACAAAGAAAATATATCTTATTCGGGCTTTTATACACAAGGGGACGGCCTAAGTTTTATTACAGACGATGAAATAGATATGTCTATTCTTGTCCCTTATGCCCTCAAACAGCTTGAAAGGGGTACAAGAATAAGCAGAAAGGTATTAGAAATATCGCCAGAAGTATTGAATAAACTTTATGATTTATATTCTTTTTACATCTGCCGTTATCAAGGTGACCGTTATGCCCACAGTGGGACGGTATATTGTCATTGGGAATGCAATAGCATTGATAGCGTTTGTACAACCAGCGAATGGGATAAATATGATGTTTTAGCAGAAGAAGTGGCCGCCCTTGTTAATTATGTGAAAAATTTAATATGTGCAGATATTTATCAAGCATTGCAAGATGAAAATGACTATATCTCTGACACAGAGCACATAAAAGAGTATTTCAAAGAATGTGATTTTTATGATTGGTATGAAGACGGAACAATGTATATAGAAAGGAAGTAAGAAAAATGGAACTTATTGATTTATTAAGAGAGGGCACAATTCGTACAGGGCACAATCATAACTTTTTAGTACACATGCAGTTTACAAATGAAAATTACATTGCAGACACAATCGAGGAAGCAATACAAGTAGCAAATATGACAAAAGAACAGCAAGAAACGTTATCTGCTTATTTAGACGTATTCAAGGAGGTAAAAGATAAAACAGTTATTGCCGATATCTACAATGACCACATGTTTTTAACAGGAGATACAGACATGACAGAATATGCAAAAGAGTGGCTGGCATATCACCTTCTAAATGATACCTATGAGGTTGTTGAAAACTATATGGACTTCAAGTCCTTAGGTGCGGCCTTTTATGCCGATGGATGCTACATAAAGACACCTAAAGGCATCATTGAGCGTCTATAAAATGTACCCACGCAAGATATATAAAAATGGGCTTGTAATTACTAAGGCACAGTTAGATAAAAACTACTGTGCTTTTTTAATTGCAGAAGTGCTACATGGGGCCACATGCTACTTAATGTTTCATAATAACACACTCTATGTCCTTGAACGCCCTTCAGGCACCTACATTACCCTTACAGACACCAAACCACCACATAGACAATTTCATATTTTCGTTGAAGACACTAGAGCTATTGAGAGTGCCTTACGCAAAGCCAGTTTCATTATATGCAAGTAGCTATTTTATTTCCTGGAGGTAAACAACATGTTCCCAATTGATAGAGACACCTTAGAAACATACATCGCCATAGGTATGTTTCATGGGCTGTGTCTTGCTGTGTCTTTATTCATAGCATGGCTTTTATTTTGGATAATCGGAGGTTGCAAGTGATGAAAGATCTGGAACAAAGTCCGTTGTTTTTAGAAGAGCTTGAAATAGAGTACCAGTTTAAGCACCAAGCAGAAGAACAGCTTAAAAAGCATCTACAAGAGAAGACACGAGCAGGCAAGGCCATAGAGACACCAATAGGCCGTGGCTTAATTGAATACCTTTATGATAACTTAGCGACTAACATTGAGGCATTCTTAAAGTATCAAGAAGAGCCAAAAGGAGGCGTTAAGGCTGCATACTATCCATTGGTCATGTGGTTGCTGGATATCTATAAAGACAATAGACAAGATTTAATTACCCTTTTGTCTTTAGCTACAATCACAGAAGCCGTCAATGCGGCACACACAACATTATCACTATCAAGCACCTGTCAGAATATACAGCAAGACGTCTTAGAAGAAGCACAGCTACAAGCTTTTTTACAGGAGAACAAAGAAAAAGAGCTAAATACTTTGGTAGGGCTGTCAAGACGAAAAAGTAATTTTTATAGGCGTTATTTTATAAAAAATGTCATGAACCAGACAGACTGGAAAGAAAAGCAATGGCCACTAAAAGAAACGGTGCTTTTTGGTGCAAAGCTATTAGAAATATGCATGCAAGGAACTGATTTATTTACCACTCACTACAGGGTAAACTTTAGGGGCAAGGGCGTCGAGTGCATCGAGCCTACAGATGCTTTTCATAAGATATGGAACTCAAACACTTATTATTTATTATCAAGAGCCTATCAATCTTGTCCAATGATTATGACACCAGTACCATGGAAATCAGATTTAACAGGGGGCTATTGTGGCGAATTAAATGCTATTCATGGCTTTATTCGTACAGAGCGCTACCATACACAAGATAGACAAAACAATTTCTTTTTTAAGCAATATAAAGAGCAAGTAAAAGCCGCTGATTTAAGTAATGTCTTAAATGCTGTAAATAGCATTCAACAGACACCATGGATTATTAACTCTAAGGTGTTGCGGGTAGCAGAGCAGCTTGTTAATCAGGGGGGAGACATAGCAGGATTACCACAGATGGAGCCCTTTTCAAAGCTACCAACGCTTGAAAACCCATCACAGGAAGAGTTAAAAAGACACAAGAAAGCAGCCAAACTTTTATACGAGAAAGAAGCCAGCAGGCGTGGAAAAGCCCTAAGAGTGCACATCAATTTACGCACAGCGCAGCGTTTTGAACAGTACGACAGGGTTTATTTTCCTCATAACATTGATTTTCGAGGGCGTATCTACCCAATACCGTCTTTTAGTCCACAGGGCGATGAACTGAATAAAGGATTACTGCTATTTGCAGAACCAGAACCACTGGAAAATGATGAAGACATCCAGTGGTTTTTTATTGCAGGTGCTGAATTTGCAGGAATAGACAAGGTGTCTTTTTCTGATTGTGTCTCTTGGGTAGAAGACAATAAAAGCAACATTTTGGACACTGCTGCCCAACCATTAGACATGGTGGACTGGTGGGCTAACTTAGATGCCCCTTTTGAGTTTTTAGCGTGGTGTTTTGAATACCAGAAGCTCCAGAAGTACCTTGAAGAGCATAATGGTCACGCTAAAGGTTTCGTAACAGGCATACCGATTGCCTTTGATGGGACATGCAGTGGCTTACAGCACTTTTCTGCTATTTTAAGAGACCCTATTGGAGCCAAAGAGGTCAATTTAGCCCCTGGAGATAAACCAAATGACATCTATCAAACCGTAGCAAATAAAGTTAATGTTGTCTTACGGCAGGATGCCCAGACAGGCACGGGAGACACCACGGATGAAAAAACACAACAGATACGGTATGGCACCAAAACATTGGCACAAGGCTGGCTGTCTTTTAGAGTTACCAGAAAGGTAACAAAAAGACCCGTTATGACTCTTGCTTATGGTGCTAAACAGTTTGGTTTCAGAGACCAAATACTGGAAGACACAATTATTTCTCATATAGGTGAGGGGCTATTTACGGCTGATAATGCTAACCAATATGCAGGATACATGGCCAAGCTTATTTGGAAAGCAGTACAAACCACGGTTGTTAAGGCTGTAGAAGGTATGGAATGGTTACAACAGGTGGCACGTATGGTCACTAAGAACGGTGAGGTCATACAGTGGACAACACCTATGGGCTTTATTGTTCAACAACCATACATGGTTTACAACGTTAAAACATACCAGATGAGGTTTTTACACATCACAAAACGTTTTTACGATATAGAAGTCACAGGTACAGTGGATAGACGCAAGCAGTCACAAGCAATTGCACCCAATTTTATTCACAGTATGGATGCCAGCCATCTACAGATGACTGTAAACAGAGCAGCAGAAGCAAAAATAACTAACTTTGCAATGATACACGACAGCTATGGTACAACCCTTGCAAAAGCGGGTTTACTGTTCCGTCTAATTCGAGAGTGCTTTGTAGAAATGTATACAACCAATGATGTTTTAACAGCGTTTGAAAGAGACCTAAGCCCATTTATAGTGGGTAATCAAAAACTACCACCACAACCGACCAAAGATACTTTTGATATCAATCAGGTAAAAGAAAGTTTATATGCTTTTCATTAATAGAAGATGGAGGAAAATAAGAATGATAATAGATTGTCTTTCTTTATGCTTATTAAATTTTATGGGTGGTTATTTAGTAATCACTAATCCAGAGTTTTTCTACTACTTATCTCTATCTTTTGTCATTGCTAATCTATGTCTTTTATATTTAATAATAGTAAAGGAGTAATTTAAAATGTTATTTATATATATAGAAACCCCACTGAAACCACACTTATATTTGCTTTACTTATTCAGCTTATTCCTATTATTATTATTTTTATTATTATGCCTTTGTGGATAAATGCCACAATAACTTTTGAAGAAGAAGAAAAGAAAGAAAGATAATTTGCAATTCATTCCTAAATATAGAGGTGATTGTCGCACTTATATACAAAGTGGTGATTGTCGCACTTATTAGAAGAAAGAGAAAGAAAAACATAATGGAACATAAAGGTACATAATGTAACAATAAGGATACTAAATGTTTCACTAAGTGTTTATTATTATTGTTTAACTAAATGTATAACTTATATGTTTAACAATTAATTACCTATATGTAACCTATATGATACATAAATGTAGCAGGTGCTTTGTGTCTTTAAAAACAAAACACAGCATGTTGTGCACACACCTAAAATTTTGATTGTCGCACTTATTAGAAGAAAGAACCCCTTTTTCTTCTATTTTTTTTTGTACGGAGGTAGATAAAAATGATAAGTGACAAAGACGCAAGGCAGTACATTTTGAAGCAGCTTTATGATGATGGTTATAGGTACCTTGCAAGAGATGCTACTGATAAGCTTTTTGCTTTTTGTACGTGCCCAGAAAAGAGAGAACAGTATGCTTTTTGGGTGGATAAACCAACAGACTTTAATGCAAAGCATACGTTTATTGTAGATTGTTCATGTTTTAAGGACATAAAGTGGGCTGATGAAGAGCCCCTTGATATTGCAAAAGAATTAGGCATTATTGATTGGATAAAGGTACCAAAAGACACAAAAGTGCTTGTATGGGACGAACCAGGAGATAAAAAAAAGAAAAGATATTTTTCACATTATCGAACAAAAAACCATGCTTTTCCTTTTGCGGTTTATTGTAATGGAGCCACCTCATGGAATGCGACAGATGGGGTAGTTGATTATAGATATTGTGAACTCTTTAATGAGGTGGAGGAACAAGACCATGACTAAATGTACCCCAGAGGAAATTCAGGAGCTTATAGGGCTCTATGAGGACGCCTTAGCGGATGACCTTAATTACTATGAGGATAAATGTGAGACACCCATTGAGCTTAGTGTCAACATGATGGAAGTCATTCAGGACTGCATGGAAGAACTGGAAGATAAGTTGATTACACTGCTGTTTGAGGGCAGAAGAGCTTATAAGAAAAAGTTTGAAAATAAGGAGGCCATTAATGAAGACTAAGTGTACAGTAGAGGACATACGTGCTCTTATTGAGGTCATGGAGGATGACCTTTTTGATGATTTGTTGAACCACGTAAGTCATGCACAGACCACTTCAGACATTGTAGATGGCATGGAAGAGAGCATATGGGCACAGGGTGATAAGCTTTCTGAAAAGCTAATCCTTTTATTATTTTCAAGTGAGAAAGGAGGGAGTACGTGACATTAAAGGCAAACGACAGGGTGATAGTGACCAGACCAGATGGCACCATATTTAAGGGTGTTTTTGCGTTCAGCACTGGCAAGAATTGTCTTATTTATGTACGTGAAGGTACATTTAAAGGCTTAGTAACCGTCTGTGAAAGCAGGGTAATAAAGGAGGCGGAGGAAGAAGAATGAGGAAGGTGGACGCTTATAATCCTGATTACTATGCCAGCATGCCCGTGCAGCCTATTATGGTTATGCAGGCTTGTCTGACAAAAGATGAATTTATTGGCTATTTACGCGGGTGTCTTATCAAGTACCAGATGCGCAGGGGGCGTAAAGAAGATGTTGAAGACACCGATAAGAAGATTTTGAGATACAAAAAGTGGCTTAATGAAATGTCAAAAAGTGGGAGTGTGACAATATGAACCTAAAAGAACTTCTTGACCGTGTGATTGATTTAGGGGGTTATATTAACCCAGAAGACCCTGTGTACTTTATTAATGAAAAGGGGAAGAACGTGCAGATACTAAGTTCTTTTAGTCTTTCAAATGGAGAGGGATTAGTTAGGAATGGCATATATTTTGTAGTAAAGGAAGTAGAGGATGTTACCAACACTAAAAATAAAGAAACTGTATGAGGGGGCTGTCATTCCCGAACATAAAAATAAACAGACAGGATGGTTGCCACTGACTATTGATGAAGATGTAGTTATCTTTAGCCAGGACATATGCGAAGTTCATACAGGTATTGCTGTCCAGATACCAGCTGGATACCATGGTGAAATTCACACTACGTCTTATTTGGGGCAGCATAGTATTAACCTGGCTAATAGTACAAAAATAATTGATGAAACATACATGGGTGAGGTGTGCCTACTGCTAAGGAATAGCGGGGCAGACGCCTGTCACCTGAAAAAGGGGCAAGTAATTGCTAAATTAGGTCTCATAAAAGACCCTGTTTTTAATATGACCGTTGTAGATACATTTAACAATGAAGAAGTTATGGAGGATGAAGATTAACATTATGGCAAAGACAGAATATACAAAAATTGTTACCAAAGCTGGAGAAGCTTTTTATGCACATTTAAGAGAACCTGAAACATATGAAGGCAAGGAATTGGGTTATAGCATCCAGCTGAAGCTGAATAAAGAAGATACCGATGAATTGATGGACCAGATTGAAGCGGAACTGGAAAAAGCAAAATCAGAAATGAAGCTGAAGCCAGGCCGTAAGTGGTCTAAAGAACCCTTCATGGGCTTTAAAACAGACAAAGATGGCGATATTGTCTTTAAATTTAAGGTACCGTCTACAATTAAGACCCGTTCAGGAGAAGAACTGCCAAGAACTATTGGTGTCTTTGATGCTGCAGGAAATCCGATTAAGGGAGACAATATTGGGAATGGTTCTACTGTAAAGGTTGCAGCAACATTGATACCGTTCCATGTTTCTAATGCAGTTAATGGTGTTTCTTTGCGGCTGAATGCTGTACAGGTGCTTAACCTTATTGAATATGGCCAGGGGGGTTCTGCTAAGTCCTATGGCTTTGGTGAAGAAGATGGTTATGTATGTGAGGAAAACACTGTGTCTGCGGACGAGAATGAAGATAACGTAGAATTGGTTGAAGGGGATTTTTAAAAGGTGAGACGTTTTTCACGAAGAGGTGGATGGTCTAATCATATCAACAGAGGATATAGGTCAGGGTTAGAAGATAACGTGGCCTTGCAGTTACAAGATGCTAAAATCAAAGTAGAGTATGAAAAATATACGATAGATTATAGCATTCCAGAGCAAGTACACCATTATACACCTGACTTTGTGCTACCTAATGGTGTCATAGTGGAAACTAAAGGCATCTTTGATGTAGAAGACCGCAAGAAGCACATTTTAATCAAGCAGCAGCATCCTAATTTAGATATTCGGTTTGTCTTTTCATCAGCTGGAACAAAAATATACAAGGGCAGCCCCACGTCTTATGCTGACTGGTGTAAGAAACATGGGTTCAAATATGCCACAAAATGGGTTCCAGAAGAGTGGTGGAAAGAAGATAAAAAAGATACAGGAGGCCTCATCATGAAAAATAAAAAGTAAATAAAATGGGTAAATACGTAAAATATTTAAAACGAGAACAGACAGACTGTCTGATAATTGATAAAAGGGATGTAGAAGATAAGCCCTTACAAGAGATGTACTGTGAAATGAAAAGAAATGCACGGTTTGACACGGGCTACCACTTCATTATTCACAGGAATGGCAGTGTAGAAGAAGACCATGCTGCTGATGAGGTGGCGGGTATTCAGTTTAAGAAAAAAGCGACTGGCATTGCACTCTTAATTCCAACGGTTAGGGGGAAGATGACAGCTGCTCAAACAAAAGCCTTTAAGGCAATAGTAGCAAAATTAAAAGAGACCTATCAGGGGGTGACACAATCTTATCCCACATTTACTGATGGGTCTCTTTTAGCTATGGAGGGGTGAGAAAAATCGGTGAAATCATTAAAGCACATCTTCCTTGTCCCGATTGTGGGAGTCATGATGCTTTAGCCCTTTATGATGATGGGCACACTTATTGTTATTCGTGTCATGCAACACACCATGAAACACAACCTAAAGAAAAGGGTGCTATGTATGACATAGAAGACTGGCCAATTGTTCCATTAAAAAAGCGGGGAATTACCGAAAAGACATGCAGGTTATATTCGTATAAAGCAGGATTGCATAATGGACAACCCGTTCAGATAGCTTGTTATTTTAATGATAATGGTGTCTGTGTAGGGCAGAAGGTAAGGTATCCAGATAAGAAATTTACTACGCTGGGGAAGATAAGTAATCGTTTCTTTGGACAGCATTTATGGCCAGGAGGCGGGGGAAAAAAGCTGGTAGTGACAGAAGGTGAGATTGATTGCCTTACTGTGTCACAGCTGAATGGCAATAAGTATCCCGTTGTATCTATTCCTAATGGCGTCTCCTCTGCTAAGCGTGTCTTTAAAGAGAACATGGATTGGCTTAATTCCTTTGAACAGGTTATTGTCATGTTTGATATGGATGAACCAGGGCGAAAGGCCGTAAAGGATGTTGAGGGGCTCTTACAGCCTAATAAACTTTATGTAGCCACACTGCCCCTTAAAGATCCTAATGAGTGCCTTCTGGCTGGCAGAGGACAAGAAGTTATCAAAGCTATCTGGAATGCCAAAAAGTACACCCCAGACGGCATTGTGAATGGTGCCGACCTGTGGGAAGAAGTAAGTAAGCAGGAAGACACAGAACAGGGCTTTATGTTTCCTTGGGACATCCCGCTGAATAAGATGACCTGTGGCTTGAGAAAAGGCGAATTAACTGTCTTAACAGCGGGAACAGGTGTAGGCAAAACAACGTTCGTGAGACAAGTTGCTTACGATTTGGGTGTCACAAAGGACCTTAAGGTAGGCTTATTGATGCTTGAAGAGAACGTGAAGCGCACCGCCCGTGGCTTGATGTCTATTGCAGCATCTAAGCGGTTATATATGAATAGGCAGGGTGTCTCTGAAGAAGAGTACAAGCAGGCCTTTGATAAGACATTGGGGACTGGACACTTTATTCTATACGAGCATTTTGGGTCTTTAGATGGTGATAACCTGTTAAGCAAGATACGCTATATGGCTGTGGGAGAGCAGTGTGATTTTATTATTCTTGACCACATCTCTATTGCTGTGTCTGGTTTGGAAGGCGACAATGAGCGAAAGCTTATTGACATCTTGATGACACAGTTACGTTCTTTAGCCGAAGAGACGGGAGTAGGTCTGATTGTAATTTCGCACCTGAAGCGTATTGAGGGTATGTCACATGAAGAGGGGGCGGCTACTTCTCTTTCACAGTTGCGGGGGTCTGGAGCTATTGCACAGCTGTCCGATACAGTCATTGGCTTAGAGAGAAATCAGCAGGCAGACGGGAAACAAAGAAATAGGGTTCGTATTCGTGTCTTAAAAAACCGCTGGACAGGAGAGACAGGTATTGCGGGTTATCTCTTTTATAACAAGACTACAGACCACCTGGAAGAAACCAAACCCCTATCAGTAGAAGAAAGAGAGGAGGCAGAAGAGGATGATAGTCCTTTTTGATTGACAATGCTTTTATTTGATATTGAGAGCAACGGGCTTTTAGAGGATATGACAGTTATCCATTGTCTATGCATCTCTGATGGGCATAAAAATATTATTCGTTATGGCCCAGACACCGTGGAAAGGGGCATTAAAAGGTTGCACAATGCCATTCGGGCTGGGGAGGGGGTATGTGGACACAACATCATAAATTTTGATATTCCCGCTATTCAGAAGCTTTACCCCTGGTTCTCTATTGATAGGGCCCAGCGAAAGAATATTGTAGACACCTTGGTAATGGCACGTTTGATATATTCCAATATTGGTGAGTCTGATTATGGTCGATATCGGGCGGGTAAATTACCAGGAACATTGATTGGGTCTCATAAGCTGGCAGCATGGGGTTATCGTTTAGGTGTCCTAAAAGGTACCTATGCGGAAGACACAGAGGATGCTTGGGCTGTCTTTAATGAAGAAATGCTGGACTACAACGAACAGGATGTTGTTGTCACAGAATGTCTTTATGATAAGCTGTTGGAACAGAAGTATTCACAGACAGCTATAGAGCTTGAGCATAAGATAGCGTGGCTTATGGCACAACAGGAACGCAATGGTTTTCCATTTAATGTACAAGAGGCTATAAAACTGGAAGGTGTCTTACGTGCCAGAGCAGCAGCACTGGATGAGGAAATACGAAAGATGGTACCACCTATTCCTGATAAGGTCTTTATTCCTAAAAGGGATAATAAGACCCTGGGGTATGTGAAGGGTGTCCCTATTCAGCGTTATAAAGAGTTTAATCCAAACAGCAGACAGCAAATTGAATATATAATCTGCAAACGTTATGGATATTTACCAGACAATGTGGAACTCTATGCGGAAGATGGGCGCCTTAAGATGGATGAGCAGACCTTTAAGTACCTAAAAGGTGACAAAAAAGCTCCTAAAGAAGTACAGGTGCTTGCCCCTTTATTAGAAGAACAGCTGATGATTTCAAAGCGTTTAGGGCAGCTGGCAGACGGCAGTCAGGCATGGTTGTCTCATGTGAAAGCTGATGGGCGCATTCATGGGCGTGTTAATCCTAATGGGGCAGTAACAGGAAGAGCGACACATTCGTCCCCCAATGTTGCCCAGGTGCCACATAATGGTGCTCCTTATGGCAAAGAATGTAGGGCGTTGTTTGGCGTACCAAAGGGGTGGATACAGGCGGGGATAGACGCATGTGGTTTAGAGCTACGGTGTCTTTCCCACTTTTTATACCCCTATGATGGGGGTAAGTATGCTTATGAAGTTGTCCATGGGGATATTCATACGGCGAACCAGAAAGCAGCAGGTCTTGAAAAGAGAGATACGGCGAAAACATTTATTTATGCCTATTTGTATGGGGCTGGGGACGCTAAGATTGGTAAGATTGTTGGTGGTGACGCTACAGAAGGTAAGCGTCTGAAAAAGAAGTTTTTGGCAGCTACGCCCGCCATTAAGAACCTTAGAAAAGCTATTGAGGGTGTCTTAGTTAAAGAGACCTATCACGGCAAGATTACCAGATGGAAGCGTCATTATCTAAAAGGCTTAGATGGCCGACTATTGCATGTACGGTCTATTCATTCTGCTTTAAATCTTCTGCTCCAAAGTGCGGGGGCACTGGTCTGTAAGTATTGGATAGTACGGACAGAAGAGCGACTGCTGGACAGGGGGCTGAAGCATGGTTGGGAAGGTGATTTTGCACTGATGGCTTGGATACATGATGAGCAGCAGGTGGCCTGCCGAACCAGACAAATAGCAGAGATAGTAGTACAAGAAGCACAGCTTGCGATGAGAGATACGCAGGCGTTTTTTAATTTTAGATGTCAGCTGGATACAGAGGGCATTATAGGTCATAACTGGGAGGAGTGTCATTAAGATGAAAGGTGAAGATATTAAAGTAGGGCAAAGAGTATGCTGTAAGGGGGGTCCTGCATTTTTAGAAGGTTGGGTGGGAACCTGTACTTACATAGCATCAGTGAACCAGGTTGCAATTGAGTTTGATAAGGGGCATATGTCTTTACATACGTGTAGCAACCGTTGTAAAGAAGGCCATGGATGGTGGTGTAATCCAGTAGTGTTGCACCCTGTAGAAGAAGAGGTAGTTGATAACAGCATCCCGTGTGCACCAGCACCTGTAGATGTGACAGCACCCGATAGGGAAATGGCTAAGGACCAGGTAGATGTGCACGTAGCAAGACTGGAGGATGTTGTAGAAACATTTTTCACAATAGGTGTTTCAAGACAGGACATGCTTGAGTTATTTAATGATATAAGCAAGAAGCATTTTTCAGAAAAACAGCTTCGGGATAGAATTGCAAAAATAAAAGACAAGGTAAGAAAATGTCAGAACTAATACAGTTTTTAAAAGAGGTTCATATGCGTTCTCCAGCGTTGCAGAGTGATTTTGCCAGGGAGAATGCCTTTTTTATTGCCGAGGCAGCATCACGGGGGCTAATCTCTTCTGTCATTGAAAACACAGCCTGTAACTATTGGACAGTAACAGAAAAGGGGCTATCCCTGATGTCTTATGGCGGAGGGGGTGGCTCTTTACGCTTACACTAATTTTTGATGCGGATATGCTTGTCTTTGAAAGCGCCTCCAGCGTAGAGACACCTGTCAACTGGGATGGAGACCTATGGACACTTCATGCTAATGCATCGGACGCAGAAGCCCAATTTGAGGACAGGGTGTCCCTTATTGTGGACAAAGTGTTAAACCATATGGACTATGAGGGTGAATATGGTCTGATTATGTGTTTTTCAGATCCAACGGAGAATTTCCGAAAAGAAGTTTTAAGTACCTACAAGGGCAACCGTGCAGGAAAGTTAAAGCCTGTTTGCTATGGGGCAGTACGTCAGTGGGTGGAAGACAGATATGACTGTGTCTCTTATCCAACCCTGGAAGCGGATGATTGTGTGGGGCTCCTTGCTGATAAGCATAAGGGGCATGAAGTACACATTTCGGGCGATAAAGATTTCAAGACAATCCCTGGTGTCTTTTTTGATTTTCTACATGATGAGTGGTTTGAGATTTCAGAAGAACAGGCTTATAAAAATTTCTTAGCACAGGTCATGATAGGAGATGCTGCCGATAACTATAAGGGTTGCCCTGGTATAGGACCAAAGACAGCAGATAAAGTCTTAGAAAAATATGGGGTAGGCTGGAAGACAGTTGTTGACCAATTTAAAAAGGCAGGGTTGTCTGAAGGAGAAGCACTCCAGCAAGCACGGGTGGCGCATATTCTAAACAAAGAGGAGGAGTATGACGTATGCAAGTACAAGGTTACGTTGTGGAACCCGAACTAACAGTCTACATGGTGAAGCCAAAAGATACTACATATATTTATCAGGCACTTCATGCTTTTACAGAATGTGCAATGAAAAATAAATACTGTGCACAATTTTATGCTGAAAAGAGTGCTGAAGAGGCTATGAAGGTTATGGCAGTAATGCGGTGTCTGGCAGCATTCCTATATAAGGGAGACGTTGTGGGGTATGTGGGGTATACCATTGAGAACCCATGGTGGATGAGTCAAGAAGTTTTTAGAGAGCTTTTTGTACTTTGTGTCAGCCCAAGTTTTCACGGCTTTGGGCGTGTAGCTGCAAAGTGGATGGAAGAGACAGCAAAGTTAAATCATATACCACTGTTAGAGACAGCAGCTGCCCTCCCTGAAGACCCCCAGCTGGCAAAGAACCTGTATATGAAGAAGCAGGGGTTTACTTTAGAATACCCCTCCTTTGTGAAGATTTTGAAAGAGGGTAAAAGATGACAATTAATGAGGAATTGAAAACCCCCTATGTATCTCCACAGCTGATAGAGTATCTGGATGGTGTCTTTAATACCGAAGGTTTATTGTCTGGATTTCCTCTTACTATGGATGCCGAACGGCAGATAGGATACTTGCAGGGCGTTGTGGCTGTAAAAGAGCATTTACGGTCTGTAGCTTTTGAAAAAGAAGAAGAGGAGGACTAATGTGCTTATGGTCTAAAGTAAGTATGCCAAAGATTAATACGGCAGGAAGAGACATTCTCCCGTATACACAGGCAAAAGACCCCGACTCCCCTATCTTTGGTGGTAGTCAGGATTATAAGAAGAAAATACGGGGAGCACAGGAATTAAAGATTGATAGAGATGAAGACGATGATGACACCCGTGGAAATTATGGTACGGGCTGGGTTTTATAAAGCAGAAAGGAGACTTAATGGGTAGCGTAGGTAAAGCAATTGGAAAATTAGTAAAGCACGCTGTACGGGGTGTAGGTAAGGTTGTTGGTGGCGTTACTGGTGGTCTGTTTGGTAGACAGAAACAGCCAGATATTAATGTAGAACAGCCAGCACAGGCAGCCGCACCCGCAGCACAGGAAAGTGGTCAGACAGATGTCAACATTGACACAGCGGCCGATAAAAAGAAAAGAAAAGCAAAGGGCAAGAAAGGTCTGATGATCAATGCAGGCGCCAATGCTTCTGGTGGTACTACAGGGACAGGACTGAATATCTAATGGCAGAGACACAACGGACAGAAACAGCAAAAGCTCTTTATGAGCGCTTAGTGTCTGAAAGGTCTCCATATGTAACCAGGGCGGAAGAGTGTGCAAAGTATACGATACCCTCATTGTTTCCTAAAACGGGAGCAGGGGCGTCTACAACGTTTGACACACCGTACCAGTCTGTAGGGGCACGGGGGGTAAATAATTTAGCGTCAAAACTGATGTTAGCCTTATTTCCTCCTAATGCCCCTTTTTTTAGGTTGTCTCCAGGTCAGGAAGCACAAAAAGACCTGGAAGCAAAACCTGAATTAAAGACACGGGTAGAACAGGTGCTAATGCAAAAGGAGCATCAGCTGGCAGACTATGGAGAGACACATCAGTACAGGGTGACCCTTGCTGAAGCCATAAAGGTACTTATTGTTACAGGCAATGACCTTTTGTTCCTTCCGCCAAAAGAAGAAGGAATGAAGCTGTATAAGTTAAATTCTTATGTGGTACAGCGTGATGCCTTAGGGAATGTTATTCAGCTTGTTACTTTAGATAAGATAGCCTATGCCGCCCTCCCAGATGACATTCAGTCCTTGGTGGACGGAAAGGGGCAGACAAAAAAGCCAGAAGATATCATTGAGGTTTACACACATGTTTACCGTGAAGATGATAAATTTTTGTCTTATCAGGAAGTAGATGGGCAGACAGTTCCAGGTTCAGAGCAGTCTTTTCCATTATTAAAGACCCCTTGGATACCACTGCGCATGGTAAAGGTAGATGGGGAGTCTTATGGGCGGTCTTTCGTGGAAGAGTATTTAGGGGACTTGAAGTCTCTTGAGGGGCTTTCTAAGGCCATTGTGGAGACAGCAGCCATTGCGGCGAATGTCTTGTTCTTGGTAAACCCTAACGGGATTACAAGGCCATATAAACTGTCTAAGGCACAGAGCGGTGAATTTGTACCAGGCAGAAAAGAAGACATTCATGCTCTACAGCTGGAGAAATATGCAGATTTGCAGGTAGTTAATGCTACCATCCAGAATATTGAGTCAAGATTGTCTTATGCCTTTATGCTAAATAGTGCCGTGCAGCGAAACGGGGAGCGTGTAACTGCCGAAGAAATTCGATATGTAGCATCTGAATTGGAAGACACCCTTGGTGGTGTCTATTCTATTTTGTCTCAAGAGCTCCAGCTGCCTTTGGTAAGGCGCATGCTGGCACAGCTGGCTGCAACAGGACAGATGCCTGATTTACCAGAAGACCTGGTAGAACCCACGATTACTACAGGGTTAGAAGCCCTTGGACGTGGACACGATTTAAATAAGCTGACAACATTTATGCAGCTGATTGCCCAGAACCCCGAACAGGCAAAAGCCATTAAGTGGAATGAAATGACCCTTATGGAAGCTAATGCGCTTGGTTTGGATGTATCTGGTTTAGTCAAGACTGAAGAAGAAATGCAGCAGGAATTACAACAACAGCAGATGGCCGAGATGGCTACAAGAGCAGCCCCACAGATGGCACAGGGGGCAATGAATAATGCACAAGGAGGTAACGTATAAAAATGGAGAATGATAATACCGTCCAGGTGGCGGATAGTGACAATGGGTCTCTTTATGGTCCTAATGCGGTCACAGGGGGCGCAGAAGATGCCCTTAAAGGACACGAAGATGTAGAAATTAAGACATCAGATACAAAGAATGTCTCCGTTAAAGAAACGGATGATGAAGGCAACAAAAAGGAAGTAAAAAAAGAAGCTGACAAAGAGGATACCAAAAAGTCTCCAAAAGGTGACAAAAAGGACCCTAAAGAGAAAACAGTTGAGCAGCGCATTACAGACCAGAAACAGGCAGAAGAAGATGTCATTAAAGACCTTACTGCTAAGGGGGTTGATTTTGATGGAATGTCTAAAGAGTATGAAGACAACGGTGAATTGTCTGAAGACAGCTACAAAGCCCTGGAGAAAGCTGGGTATCCGAAGAGTGTTGTGGATGCTTACATTGCTGGTCTGGAAGCAACGGTAACGGCATATAGGGATGCTGTCTTTGAAGCCGCAGGCGGTGAAGATGAATATGACCGCATTGTGGCCTATGTAGGTGGATTGTCTGATGCACAGATTAATGCATTTAATCATGCGATTGATGCAGGAGATGTGACACAGCTGTCCGTCATGTTTGAGGGGTATAAGGCACAAATGGAGCAGAAGTATGGTACAGCGAACCGTACTGTTCTGGGTGGTGGTAATTCTGGAAAGGCGCAGGAGGGATATGCATCGAAAGCAGAGATGGTAAAAGCAATGAGAGACCCCCGCTATACCAGAGATAAAGCCTACACAGAAGAAGTACAGCGCAAGACCATGCACTCAAACTTCATTGGCTAATACTATTTTTATTTTGGTTTAGGAGCAATATGCTCCTCTTTTTTATTGTAAAGGAGAATATTTAATTGCCGAACGTAACTGTAGCAGAACCTGGTAAAGGCCAGGGAGGGACAGACTCCCTTGAAATGTACCTGAAGGTATTTGCAGGAGAAACAATTACAGCTTTTGAGAGAGCTTCCGTAACTAACGGGAGACACATTTTGAGAACGATTTCCAGCGGAAAATCGGCACAATTTCCTGTGTTTGGGCGGGCATCCGCTGACTACCTGAAACCTGGTAAGTCTCTGGATGATATCCGTAAGAACATTCCTGGGGCGGAAAAGAACATTCTAATTGATGGCCTTTTGACCACATCCCAGATGATTACGGACATTGATGAAGCCTTGAAGCACTATGATGTCCGCAGCGAATACTCCAGACAGATGGGTGAAGCCCTGGCGATGGCCGCAGATGGGGCTGTCCTTGCAGAGGCCGCTAAGATGGTGGTAGCCAACAAGGAGAACATCACTGGTTTGGGTAAAGGGGAGATTATGCAGCTGACCACAGCAGCAGACATCACAGAAGCCTTTGGTAAGGAACTGGTGTCTTCTCTGCTGAACGTCAAAGCGAAGATGTCCCAGAACTATGTTCCTGCATCTGACCGCTATGTGTTCATGACCCCTGTGGGCGTAAATGCCCTTGTTGCGTCCCTTGTGGCTATTAATCGTGACTATGGGGCAGTAGCAACCATTACGGAAGGAAATGTCCTCCGTGTGGCTGGTTTTGACATTATTGAAACCCCGCACCTTACGGCTGGTGGAGCAGCAAAGAATGATGGTGTACTCCAGGGAGACGGCCATGTATTCCCCGCAGCTTATGCAGCTAAGGCGGTTTACATTGCTATGCACCGTTCCGCAGTGGGCACCGTTAAGCTGAAAGACCTTGCACTGGAAAAAGCACGCCGTGCTGAATACCAGGCAGACATGCTTGTAGCATCCTATGCTATGGGTCATGGTGGTCTTCGGCCTGAAGCGGTCTTCATGGGCGCAACGAAGTAAGACACAGGTAACAGGAGGGAGCCTTAAATCCCTCCATTATAGGCCAGTAGTTTAATGGAAAAATGGTGGTCTCCAAAACCATAAGATGTGGGTTCGAGTCCTACCTGGCCTGCCATATTTAAAAGAAAAGGAGCAATAGATGACAGAATTAGATGCTGTAAATGAAATGTTAGGTGTCATTGGGGAACCCCCTGTGAACACATTGGAAGTAATTGAAAACGTTGATGTAGCAAATGCCTTGCGTATCTTACACAAGACAAGCCGCTATGTGCAGTCAAAGGGGTGGGCCTGGAATACATGGGCATCTTATCTTTTTAATCCTGATGTCTATACAAATAAAATCAGGTGGTCTGATAATATTTTATTCTTGGTAGGGACAGACGGAACTAAATATGTGCAGCGTGATGGGTATGTTTTTGATGTGGACAATCAGACAGATATATTTGAACAGCCTATAGAAACCACGGTAGTTCTTTATATTGACATCGAGAACCTACTTGACCCTATTGCACACTATATTGTAGCTAAAGCATCCCGAAAGTTTCAAAATGAGACATTAGGAGATGACAGCTTAGACAATTCTTTAGGGGAAGCCGAACAGGAAGCATGGGTGGCATTGCAGGAGTATGAGATGCAGATAGGTACCTATAATGCCAATAGAATGACCTATGTCCAGCAGTTACAGGGGAGGTAAGATGAGCAGAATATCACAGACAGTAAAGAACCTGGTAGCAGGTATTTCACAGCAGCCAGCATTATTGCGTCTCCCCGAACAATTAGAGACACAGGTAAATGGTTTTTCTACTGAAGCTTCTGGGCTACAGAAAAGACCACCTACATGCTATATTGCTGACTTAGGTGCTCCCTTTGCTAACCCTGAGCCACTGGTACACATTGCAAACCGTGATGAAGATGAGCGGTACATGATGATATTTGATGGTACAGGGGTGTCTATTTATGACCTTCATGGCAACAAGAAGACAGTCAAGTATGAGGGGAATGCACAGCAGTATCTGACGGTGTCTAAGCCTCGCACACAGTTGCGGCTGGTTACTATTGCAGATTACACATTTATTGTTAATCGGAACTTTAAAGTGACAATGAGTGACAAAAAGGTATCTTCAACATGGGATGACCATGCTTGTCTCATAAATGTTAAATCAGGGCAATATGGGCGCACCTATACTATTTTTATTAATGGAGAAAATGTTGCGTCTTTTACAACACCTAATGGGGATAATGCAGAGGATGCAAAGAAGATAGATACCAATTTTATTCGGGACCGCTTAGCAGAAAAGGCACGAGAAAAAGGGTGGCAGACACAGCTGGTAAATTCTGCATTTTACATGAGGAAAGAAGATATACACATAAACTCTTGTTCATGTGATGATGGCTTTAATGGTAATGCCCTATTTGCTATCTTTCATTCAGTACAAAAGTTTACAAATTTACCAGTGACAGCTGTACAGGGATATACGGTGAAGGTTATTGGGAACAGTGGCTCTGATGCAGATGATTATTATGTATCATATGACGCAACCGATAATGTATGGAAAGAATGTGCAAGACCTGGCATACTTGCAGGCTTTAATAATTCAACGATGCCACATACATTGGTCAGAAACGCAGATGGGTCTTTTACCATTAAAGAGGTTTCCTGGGATGAGCGAAAATCGGGTGATGATGACTCAAACCCCCACCCATCTTTTGTAAACAACAATATTAACGATATCTTTTTATTTAGAAACAGGCTTGGTGTCTTATCTGGAGAAAATGTTATCTTGTCACGTTCTGCCTCCTTTTTTGACTTTTGGGGGGCATCAGCAGTAGAAGTACAGGATACAGACCCCATTGATTTAGCGGTGTCTGATAACCAGGTGTCCATTTTGTACCATGCGGTACCCTTTTCAACAGACCTGGTGTTGTTCTCACAAAACTCACAATTCATTTTGTCTGTAGACGGCGTCTTATCCCCACAGAATGCTTCCGTGCCACATACCACATCCTTTGCGTGTGATGTGGCGGTTGCCCCAAAAACAGTGGGGAGACGCATTTACTTTATTGTAAAGAGAGCACTATACTCCAGCGTAAGGGAATACTATACAATGGATGATACCCGTGGGACTAAAGACGCACAGGACATTACATCACATGTCCCATCGTTATTAAAGAATGGTATTTATGATATTTATTCTTGTGGCAATGAAAACATTGTATTACTGCCGTCTGTGGGGGATACCTCAAAATTATATGTATATAAATTCCTCTTTACAGACGATGAACGATTACAGTCTTCTTGGTCTTATTGGGAATTTGATAAAGCCGCTGTTTTAGGTGGGGGCTTTATTGGGTCTGAACTGTACCTTTTATTAAACAGAGACAATCAATTATTTATGGAGAAGGTAATATTTACTTACAACACAAAGGATTATGAAGATGAACCTTATAGGGTCTTTTTGGACAGAAAGGCAATTACTGCCCCCATTCCAGCAGCAAACTATGATGACATTAATCACCAGACTATTTTGCACCTTGGGGCTTCTTATAACCATGCTGTGCCTGATGGTACTTACTATGGTGTAGTAACCCCCGATAAGCACTATTTTGAGTTTTCCGCCGAAGACGTAAAGGCAGATAAATGTTACCTTCATGGGAACTACGTGGGACAAAAGGTGACAATAGGACAGGTTTACACTTTTAGAATTGATTTTTCTACTATTTACGTCAAACGTAAAACAGACGCAGGGGTTGTGGCTGATGATGAGGGCCGTCTCCAGTTGACCAATGCAAAGATAAATTTTGAAGAGACAGGAGTATTTGAAGTTAAGGTGTCTCATAAAGACAACAGGGCAGACAATAAATATTATCATACAGGGCGTGTCTTAGGGCAGGCTGCAAACAAACTGGGCATCATCCCGTTAGAGACAGGGGCGATGCTTTTTCCAATTATGTCTGTTAATTCAAATTGTATTATTTCAATTAGTTCCAGGGCGCCTACACCTGTTTCCTTAATGGAATGGACGTGGTCTGGAAATTATCAGAAAAGGACACACAGTATATGATAGCTATTATGCCAGCAACGAAAGAACAGCTGCATTATTTTGCACAACATATCCGAAAAGCGGATGCTCAAGAAGTTTTTCATGCTACGGGAATTTATGATAGGACACATCTTTATGTTACTTTATGTCACTTAAAGGGTGTCATGGCTGTTACATTGTCTGATGGTTCTTTGTTGGGTATTGGGGGAATAGAAACAATTAATGAAGACACAGCAAAAGTATGGCTATTACTGACTACAAACGTAGAGAAGCATAAAATAGAATTTATCAGGTGGTCTAAAGGTTTTAAAGAGGTTCTTTTACAGCACTACAGAGTAATTACAAATGTGGTGTGGTTATGCAATTATACACATGTGGTCTATTTGAATTACTTAGGGGCCCGTTGGAGACGCTTAAAGGGCAACTGGGGTACATTTACAATTACACGAGAAGAGAAGGTGAAAGACACAGATGTGCACATGGGCAGTCGCAGGACAGATGGCCTTACAAGCCTGGGGCATACGACAAAGGAATAAAGCAGCCGCACAGGCCGCAAACATGAAGATGACAGGTGCTGTGCAGGAAATGAACTATGCTTTTCAAAACTATGAACAGGAAAGGCGAGACTCTTATGAGGCGGCTGTTAATGATATTATAAAAACCCGTATTAATCAGATGCAGTTAAATTCTTCTGTCCAGGCGGCTATTGCAGAAGGCATGGCTGGGGGTGGAAGGACAGCTGACCGTCTGATTAGGGCAGGTGAAGCAGACACAGCCAGAGCCGTTGGGTCTATTCAGGATAACTATAGCCGTAAGAGTAATGAGATTGACTTGAATAAAGAAACCACGGCTTTGTCTACTAAAGAATATATTGCTAACACCTATGCACAGGCTAAGCCCGATAAGATAGGTGATTTAATGTCTTTAGCTGCTACAGGCCTAAAAGGCTTTGCCGCACAGAAAGAAGCCGCAGCAACAAGTAATTATCGTAAAAACGCCACTGTGTCTCCTATTGAGACTACAAGGAACGCATTAGGTAACGATAGGGGCTGGGGTGATTATACAGGCTATAAATTGAAGACAAAGAAACAAAATGATTATAACTTTGCGTGGGAACCAAAGTATTCCAATTCACGCTTTAGAACTATGAATAGGTTAAGGGAGGGGGTCTAAGATGCCTACAAACATAGCAAATGCTATTGGAACACAGCGGCAGTTTACTAAGCAGCCTGTAGCTACATATGTTTCCCGTTTAAATCCGCTACAGTCTTCCTCCCGTTATATAGATGCCCAGGCTATGCCAGGTAACCGTTTAGCCCATTCCTTAGGTATTTTTGGGGACGCTGTAGAGTCTTATATATCAGAAAGGGACAAACAGAAACAAGTAGATGCAAATAAGGTTGAGGCACTTTTAGGGGCTACCGACCCAAAATCATGGGCAACAGCCACCTCTGCACAGCTTTTGGCACAATATGGGCAGTATCAGCTGGCAGACAACCCATATGCAGTGGCTTATATTGATAAGATGCGTGGAAAGCATATGGCCATGTTGGCCGACCAGGAATATGCAAAACTGCGGGAAGAACAGGGAGAGCTCCCCACAGCAATGGAAGAAGCAGAGCGCTATTACTCCTTTAAGCAGTCTTATTATCAGGATATGAAAGATAAGCTGCCTTTTGAAGTTAATATGGATAGCCTTGATGAAGGCTTTTATGAAAGCTATGAAAAGGGTCTGGTACAAAGCATCAGCTTGCAGGGTGCCCAGCGTTCAGCTAATTACAAAGCGGAGCGTGATGGCGGCTTTCAGGTGGCATTAGGGGATTTAACTCATCAGATGTCTTTGGGAATGTCTAATGAAGATGCTACAGCAGCAGCTACCCAGAAGTTTTTAGCTATGGCTCTTAATGGTTATCAACCAGCCGAGTCTATTAAAATGGCCGAAGGCTTACTGAAACAGGCAGCCCGTGATGTAGGGTCTCCTGATAAGATACAGGCACTGGGAGAAGCAACCTTGTATAGAGACCCAGAAACACTGGCTGATGTCAAAGTAAAAGACAAGATTGATTTACAAGACTATTTAGTCATGGCGGGGCAGTCTTCTTTTAATAAAATGAATAAATGGTCTATTGATAAGACATCTGAAATTGATAACTTAAAGGCAGCGGGGGATACAGCGGGTCTTCAAGCTTATGCAGAAAAGTTGCAAAAGGACAGCCCACAGGGTTATCTTACACTTGAGTCTTATCTTCGCAAGGCCATAGACGCCGCCCCTGAAATAAAAGCACGTTTATTGGAAAAAGAAGCAAGGAATCATGCAAAACAGGTAAATGCAGACATAGGCGTCCGAACAGCTAAAAAGGCTATTTATACCCTGTTGTCTGGTGGCAGGGCTGCTCTGGGCAATAATCTGACTGTACAGCAGTATGATGAGACAGGAAACATTGTTACAAAGACAGTCTCAAAAGATGACCAGAACAGGGCAGCAGAAGAGGTATATATGGAACTCATGCAGTCTTCCGCAGACCCCGCTGTAAAAGCAAGACAAATGATGGCTGTCTTAGACTTTGCGCCGCATGGTGCCCTTGCAGAAGGCATAAAGAACCAGGTGCATGAAGCCTTGATACACCCATCTGCATCGGCCTTAAATGATGCTTTTTCAAAGAGCTTTGGGGGAATAACAACGGGTCTACATATGCTGGCAGCTGATACACCACGGTTTATGTCTATCTTTGGTGATGAAGACACAGCTAAAATTCAGACATTGCAGATGCTGATGGATATGAACCCAGACCCAATGAATGTAGAACAGCCTTTGGCTATGTTCATTAATGGGGCAGAAAAGCTGGCAGATAAGGTACAGAGACAGCTGTTCGAGGATGACTATATAAACATGGCCAATAACAATGCTGTGGAAACCTTAGATTATTCTACAGAAGACAATGAGAGCGTTAAGGCAGACAGGGCGTACCTTGATGACCCCTTAGTGCAGCCTTTAGCACACAATTTGTTCCTTTATGCCCGTGCATGTGGTATGGATGAAGACACAGCAACCCAGCAGGTCAATGATACAGTATCAAGAGTATTTATGACTTATAAGGGACATATTTTGCCTAAAGCGTTCTTTTCGGACATTTCGGCAGATGACAAGCTGGATGCAGGTGCTGCCACCATGAATTGGCTAAGGCATAAGACAGCTATCAATAATGCTGCATGGGGTGTAGAAGAAGACAATTTGTACTTTGAATACAGCCGCTGGGACCATACGTTGGTCTTACGGTCTACAAATTGGGCACAGCCTGTAGCTGCCTATACCAAAGCACAGTTTACAGAGCAGTCCAATATTATGTCTGATGAATTAGCCAACGGTAATGCGACAGAGGCCACTATTATAGATAGTGAAACAAACACAGATGATACGTCAGATGATAATGATAGTATCACTGATGACCTTTTAGATAGATTTAAGGGAATTATAGATTGATAAGGAGGTGTCTAAGTGCCAGGTGATATGAAACCCTATATGGATTTGGCGGAGATAGCTGCACAGGAATTTCAAAATAAGACAGGTAGATATCTTGACCCTAATCTGATATGGGCACAATGGTACCACGAGACAGGTGGCTTTACGTCTGAACTCTTCCGAACAGGAAACAATTTAGGGGGCTTTACAACCACTGAAGATATGGGGGATGACTGGAGGCAGCCTGATGGAGACCTCTGGTATAAGCCTTTTTCTTCCAGAGAAGAAGGGGCAAGATTTGCTGGTGCTTATCTGGCAAATTATGTCGAGAACGGTATTGCAGATGCAACAGACCCTGTATCTTATGCACAGGCATTAAAGAATGGTGGTTATTATGGGGCGTCTGTAGAAGAATATGCTTCAGGGTTAACCCGTGCTTTAGGTGTGTCTCCTGATTTTCAGGTGTTTGAAGAGGCGCACCCAATAGGGCCTTGGGGAGAGACACCCGCACCTATTCCTGAAGACAACCGCCATCCGTCTTACTTTGAAAGAACATGGGAAGAAACAAAAGATAAATTTATTGATAATGCAGTCGATGATGGTGCATGGGCTGTCTTAAGAAACCTTTGGGCAAACATAAATGCATCAGGAGTGTCCCACTTTCTGGATACATATAATCCATCTCAAGAAGAAGTAGAGATGGTTAAAAGAGAACTGCCAGATACAGATACACAAGGCAACAAGATAGCGGGAGCGTTAGCGGCACAGGAATATGTCTTAACACATGCATCCAGTGCAGAAGCCTTACAAGAGCTCCTCTACATGAAGCAAGAGGACATGCAGAGGAGGGCACGTGTTTCCCAGATGGAATATGGGCTATCTACATTGGGCTCTGTGGTGGGGGCTTTATTTGACCCTGTAACTATTGTAGCTGCGGGTGTCTCTGGTGGTACAGCCTTACTGGCAAAAGCTGGTAAGGTAGCTGCTTTAACTAAAAAGATTTCACTTTTAAAGAAACAAATGCGGGTGTCTTCGGCTATTACAGGTATGGATAATTTTGCCATTCAGTGTGGCACGAAAGTTGCTTTAGGCTCCGCAGTGGCTACAACAAACCGTTGGGCAGCAAAGAATTATGGGGGCTGGGAACCAGACTATGCTTCTGCTGCTTTCCTTGGTGGGGCCATTGGGGGCGCTATAGGCCTTGCAGGACGTTTGCGTAAAGCAGGTGTCCGTGGTAAGAAGATTAACGCCCTTGAAGACACCATAGAGCAGACTAAAAGAACCATAGTGGCACAGGCAGAGGATTATGTCTCCCCTATGTCACATAAAGGGCAGGTAGTAGACTACCTGTCCAAAGTAAACCAGAGGCGGCTGGCAGATGGCAGCAAAGAAGCACAGGAACTCATGGATGCTAATAAGCTCTTTATTGTGTCCAGAGAGCATGCAGAGAAATTGGCTGCCTACAATGGTATTTCTTTAGACAAGAAAGCAGTGGCCTTTACTGATAAGGCATCAGGGGTGTCTGTTCTATTATCCGATAAGGTGACACCTAAGAACATTAAGGGCTTAGTGGCACATGAGGTTGGTGTACATCAGGGTTTTAAGGCCATCGTTAAGGATAAAAAGATGTATGACAATATCATGGATATTGTAAAACAAAAGATGCAGCGGTCCTCTAACAAGGCATGGAGACAAGCAGCAAAGCAGGCTGATACGCCAGAAGAGGCATTAGCTTATTGGGCAGAACACACTTTTAATAATAAAGATAGTTTATGGAAATATCTTAAAAAGGCCCTTTATAAAAATGAAGAAGACTTGTCTGATGTTGCTTTGAAGAAGCTGGTTCAGCAGAGTCTCAAAACAACAGGGTTATCTGCACTGGTAAAGCATCAACAAGCTTATCAGGACGTTGTTCATCTCATAGAAAAAAGACGCTATAATAAAGGTGCTATAAAATCTTATAGAAACTGGGAAAAAGCAAAGCAACAGACAAAAACTACCGATGAAGCAATACAATATTGGTTATCTCATTATTATGATGAGAATGATAGAGTATGGCAGAAGCTTAAACGCAGTTTAGACACCCAGGGCATGCAAATAAATGATGCGGATATAAGAGATATTCTTGTAAGAGGATATGCGTTTAAAAATCAGCCCGTTGCATCCTCGCTTTCGGATGGGTCTAATATAGTTATGGATATTCATTATTCCAAAGACAATATGCTAACCCCTGTTCATGAGACCTTTATGGATACTAAAGGGGCTGTGTCTAAAGAAAATAAACACTGGTACCTTGATTTCCTGGGTCTTCATTTTTCTCCAGGGGAATGGCTGGAGGCAGGCTGGCTTCCTGGCACTCTTTATGGTAAGCTGGCCTCTTCCCGTCTGCCACGATTACGAGAAGCAGCAAATATCCTTTTACACGATGCACAAATGCGTGGCCATGAACGTTTTGGTATGACACAATCAACAGAGGACATTAAACGGTTTATGCAAGACCGCTGGCTGTCTATGTATAATGATTTTATGGATGACCGTATCAAATATACGGTAAAAACGTATGGTCATGTGGGGGCATTAAGGAATAAGTATATCAATAAAGTCAATGAAGACATTGTTAAATGTTATAACTTACTTAATGAAAACTGTGCGGCCCTGGGTAAGGCGGACACCCTGGCTAAATACCCTGCGGATATTGTGTCTTTAGCAAGGCGCATGAAAGCCATTCGCAAAGATATGATGGAATTTGGGGCAGCGGAAGGTGAAAAGTTAGGTGGACGAAAAGGTACAGGAGCATATCTTAGTCATGATGGTCTCTTTAATGATGATGAGTTTTACCGTATTGTAGACATGGATAAGATGTATGACTATGTAGGGACACATTATTATGGTGGCGCTAAAGGCTGGGATAAATTTCAGGATATGCTTACGGATTATGCAAGACGCAATGCAAATAGAAAAGTTATTAGAGAACAGCTTGAACATAAAGCCCAACAAGACTTTGATATTGCACGCCTCCAATATAACAGTAAACCTCATGGGCCTAAAGACGTCCCACCTGTTAAGACAGACGTAACCGATGAAGCCGTGGATGCCTGGATAGAGGAAAATGCTAAGGATTGGGCCTTTGGTATTAAGGATAGGCACATGTCTGATATGGAATTTATGGATGGCGATGTGTCTACTTTTAGAGACAGCATGGCCTCCTTTAATCACCGTTTTCCTATGGATACATCCGCTGAAATGGATATTGGTAACGGTGTTACCTTCTGTTTTGACCGAGATATGCGTGATTTTGATATAGACAAAATTATGCCACAAATGATAAACAGAATGTCTGGTGATGTTGCCCTTCATGCAACCTTTGGAGAAGGGGGCACAAAAGACTTTCTGGATACCTGCGCCCAAGAATTAGAAAAGAGCAAACATATATTGGGCAAAGGGGGTGCAGAGAGACAGAAAGATGCATTAAGACGTTCCATCCAGATGATAAGAGGTGTGGGTGATTATAATACAGCCGACATGAAGAATTGGAACTTGCTGTCCAATATGATACGTAAGCACTCTTATGCAAACGTAGGTGGTAACATGACCTTTGCACAGACAGGTGAAATTGGGTCTATGGTTGCTTACAGCGGCTTTCATTCTTTGCTGTCTGGTATTCCTGTCTTTGGCAAAACACTGGCCAGAGGCTGGCGACACATGTCTAATGGAGAACTGGCGTCTATAGCCGAAGCAGCCGAAAAGCATCTAAAAGGAGAGTCTATTGCGACCAAAGCGTGGCATATGAGCTCCTCTATGACTAACCGTGCCTTTAGCCAGACCATGGCACATAATGATGACGGTTCACGTACCTTATTGTCCACAGTGGCCGATAGTGCTTACAAATGGACGCATAGAGAGTCCTTATTGACCTCTACTGTAAACCAGATGACAAAGCTGACAGACGCTATGGAACAGGAGTCCCGCATTAGTGCCATTACAGACCTTATAGACTGGGCAAATGGTAAAACATTTAGTGCCTTTAGGAACCCCGTAAGCGTAAAGAAACTGAAAGCAGCAGGAGTGTCTGATACGGTTAGCATGAAACGGGATATAAAGAAATACCTGGATGTTCCACAAGACCAGGTAGCAGCCTCCATGGACAAATGGATGCAGGAGTCTCCTGATACGTTTACATTATGGAGACAGCTGGTTAGAAATCAATCACTGCGGTCTATACAGCAGCAAACTATAGGAAACACTGGGTACCTTAAAGATGCTAATTGGTTTACTAAACTGTTCTTCCAATTTAAAGATTTCACGTTCAGAACAATAAATGGACAGATGATGAGAGCTCTACAGTCCCATGAAGTGGACGATGGGATGGCATTAATGTTCTCTATGGGCACAAATGCTATGACTTACTATGGCTTGACAGTAGCTAGAGGATACGCTATGTACCCCAATGATACAGCTAAACGGGGCGCCTTCTTTGATAGAAACCTTACCGCACAGCGCTTAGCTTTGGCGGGGTTGACAAGAGCATCCTTTATGTCTATTCTGTCTGTAGGCACCGATGTAGCGGAAATGACTACAGGCTTCCAGGGCTTTAGAACTACAGTAGATAATACCTACAAAAAACCATATTCGGATATGTCAGTAGGCGGAAAGGCTGGGAAGTTTATTGGGCAGGCACCTGCTGCGGGTGTTATCGACAAGACCACATATGGGACAATTGGTGCTTATAATCTGGCAACACACCAGGGAGACACAAGAGATTTTGATAATCTCATGCGGTCTTTGCCGTTAGGCTCCTGGTGGGCTATGGTAGGTGTGTCTTCACTAATAAAGGATAATCTGAATTTGAAGAAACCCAGACCTAAGAAGGTAGCCCCGAAGAAACGGGAACATAAACAGAAAGGTCTTTTAGAAAAGCTGACAGGAGGTTAAAATGCATGAAGGGTATACAGGAGAATGGGATAATAATTGGGATTACTTATCCCCAGAAGAACAGAAAATACGGCTACGTATTTACGACACCATCCATAATGAGAGCGAGCTCTTCCAATATTATTCTTTAAAAGAGAAAATATGGGTAATTGTACGGGGCTTTTTAGCTTTTTATGGCATTGCGGCTATCGTTGTACAGATATTAAATTAATAGAGAAACAATGCGAGGGTCTTTATGGCCCTCTATTTTTTTTTGTATGAGAGAGGAGCCCTATGGCTGACGAAAGAAAAACACAAGTGACATACCAGGGCAATGGGACACAACGGGTCTATTCTTTTTCGTTTGATTATCTTCGCAAGGCTTTTGTTAAAGTACGCTTGATAGATAATGAGACACGAAAAGAACTGGTACAGGGTACAGAATATACTGTAACAGATAAGCAAATTACCTTGGCGTCTCCCACTAACTTAAAGATAGAAATTGTAAGACAAACCACCACACAGCCTCTGGTAGCATGGAAAGATGCGTCTGTACTAAAAGCAACTGATATGTCTGTACAAGAAGTACAGCTTCTGCACTTGGCAGAAGAAACCAGAGATGAAGTACGTGATGGGGGTATGGCTTTGTCTGAAGCGGCACAGGCTTGGGATGCACGTATGCACCGCATTATTAACCTTTTAGACCCTCAAGACCCCACAGATGCTGTTACACTGCACTACATCACAACAAATAAAGAGTCCTTTTTGAATGAACTGCAAACAAAAGGGCAGGAACAGGTGCAGGGTATTACACAAACAGGAAATACCTATTTAAATAGACTTAATGCTCTGAAACAGGCAGGGGAGAGTGCCGCAAGCGGTGCTGCCCAATCCAGCTTACAAGCAGCGGCCTCACAGAGCAAAGCTAAAGATTGGGCGATAGCAACGGGTTCTCCTGATGGACAAACCGATATAGAGTCTTCGACAGGTAAGACACAATCCAGCCGTTCATGGGCTTTAATTGCAAAAGACCTGTGGTCTCAATGCGTCTCTGTGCTAAATGAAGTAAAAAACCACATACAGACTGCAATCAATAAGGCAAGAGAGGCAACTACAGCAGCCCAACAGGCTAATACTGCACAAGCAGTGGCACAACAGCAAGCAGCCAACGCAACCACACAGGCAACACAGGCGGCACAATCTGCACAAGCTGCCGCAAAAAGCGCACAACAGGCTGCCACATGGGACCCCGATAATTACTACACTAAAGATAAGTCAGATGATAGATATTATCGTGAAGGTGTGCCCCTGCCAGTAACGTATGGTAACGAAGTTAATTTTGCGGGAAATGAAGAAACCATACAGTTCGGCTTTCGTGACCACAATATTAACACATATCGGTTTGGCAACGGCACGCAGGGCGGATTAGCTGATATTGTCGCAAAGGTATTTGATGGTAATTTGTGTTCTGGTACTTTTACTGGTACACAACAAATGAATGACTGGTTGCATCAGCACTATGAAGATGAGAACGTTTATGCTTGTCGTGTATACCGCGCCAATGAAATTGTGATTAACGGCAATAAGCAATGGGGAACTGTTTTAATAAGTGCTTATCCAGTACATGACGAGCGCGCATTAACAATGCAACTGTTTTTTGCTAATTCTAACGGCTTGTTTTATCGCTATCTGAATACACCAGATGAGATAGATAATACAAATAATTGGTATCAGGTTGTGGGCACAAACAATGAGAATAAGCTAAAAATTGGTAATAATTACATATGGTTTGCGTGAGGTGGTGTTCATGGGTGTTTTTAAACATTTATGTTATCAGAAAGAAAACGGAGAAACAGGACAGTGTAATGTATATGATGACCAGAACGAATGTCCAGACCCGCGAGCGTATGTCAATGTAGACGGAAGAGATGGCTATGTAAAACTGGGGGGGTTTAATGACCCGCAGGCAAGTCCTTTGCGATGTTATGTAGCCAATGCAGGACGAGAATTTGCTATTTTAAAATAGGCGTAGAAGATAAGTATGTAAATGTTGTGCCTAAGACAGTTTACACCTTTCGCAAAATACGTATCTCAAAAGGGAATTATTGGCTGGTGGTCCTTGCGGGCGCCTCCTTTACTTCTTTATTTTTGGGAAAACAGCCCCTTGTTGTTTCCTGGGGGCCTGATATCAATAATCACACATAAGGAGGAACAAATGCGATATCACGATATGCTTACTTTTTGGTTTTTATTTTTATGCTTGCTTTTTGCATCCAGGTTGGTGGTGAAATTTTGAGAACAGAAACATTTAGAAATGATGTTATAAAGGTTACGCCTTCAGCGGGTGTGACCTTTTCGACTTTTATGGGTTTTTCTTGGAACGAATGGGTCTACATACTGACCTGCATTTATACAGTAATTCAAATAGGTTGGCTGCTATACAAGATGTATAAAGCCATTAAAGAAGAAAGGAGACATGCATGACACCTGATGAATTTATTAATTGGTTAGGGCCTAAAGCGGCCGCAGTGGCACATAAATGGAACCTTCCTGCATCCGTATTGATTGCACAGGGGGCTCTGGAGAGTGGCTGGGGACGGTATGTGATTGGTGATTACAACATCTTTGGCCGTAAATGGAACGGGACAGGCCCCTATATTGTCACAGAGACACAGGAGTGGTCTGATACATATGGCTACTATACGATTGAAGACCGCTTCCAGGATTACAATTCTTTGGAAGAAGCTTGCGAAGATTGGTGTATTTTGATGGCTGAAGAACCTGCATATGCGGAAGCATGGCAGATTTGGAGCAACACCTTTGATGTAGCCTCCTTTGTCTATGCTATGGGTAGTGTTTATGCAACCGACCCCGACTATGCAAATAAAGTTTTGTCTATTATTGATGCAAATACACTGCAAGCTTACGATGATTATGGGGTGCATAACGCATGATAAAAATTGATGAAAAGCTGATAGACCAGATAGCAGAACTGGAAGTCACCGCACTGCTTGAAGGATTGAAAGACAAAGAGCTAAGAAAGAACCCCGCTTTTCTGGATAAGGTACGAAAGTTTCTTAAAGAAAACGATATGAAGACCACACCAGAAACTAAGGGAATGACAGAATTAAAGAAACAAGCAACCGAAGTAATTCCTATATTTAAAGACATGCGGTGATAAAGAATGTGGACAGAAGAGCAGATAACAGAAGCAAGCAAAGATTTTCGTGTCTTTGTCTTCATGGTCTGGAAAAGTATTGGTCTTCCTGCCCCCACGGCCATTCAATATGACATAGCAAAATACTTAATGACCCCACCTGGAGACCGCTTTATCATTGAGGGTTTCCGTGGGGTTGCTAAGTCTTTCCTAACTTGTGCCTATACGGTATGGCGATTGTGGAAAGACCCACAGCTAAAGGTATTGGTTGTCTCCGCCTCCAAAGACAGAGCAGATGCAAACGCTGTATTTATTAAACGTATTATTATGCTGCTGCCTTTTTTGGAACCTTTGTTGCCACAAAGAGGACAAAGAGATACACAAAATCTTTTTGATGTTGGTCTTGCTGTCCCTGATATTTCCCCGTCTGTTAAATCAGTGGGAATTACAGGCCAGATTACAGGGAGCCGTGCAGACCTGCTAATCGCCGATGACGTGGAGGTCCCAAACAATTCTGGGACGCAAATACAAAGAGATAAGTTATCAGAAGCCGTCAAAGAATTTGATGCTGTCTTAAAACCGGGTGGTCAAATTATCTATCTTGGTACACCACAGAATGAAATGTCGCTTTATAATGAATTGACAAAACGTGGGTACAAAAAGATGGTATGGACAGTTACTTATCCAAAAAACCAAAAAGAACGCGAAAATTATGGGGACGAATTAGCCCCCTTTATTGCCCAGAAGTTCGATATGAACCCCACAAGGTACAGTGGGCTGCCTACTGACCCTGAAAGGTTCGATGAAGACGAGATAGCAAAACGTAAGCTATCCTATGGGCGTGCAGGTTTTGCCTTACAGTTCATGCTCAATACGAACCTGTCTGACGCAGAAAAGTACCCATTGAAAGTAAAAGATCTCATTGTGGCTGATTTAGACCTTAATAGCTCCTCTATGAAATGGGCATGGTGCAGTGAGCCGTCTAAAAGGTTACATGATGTACCCTGTGTGGCACTTAAAGGTGATTACTTTTATGGAGCATTAAGTCGCTCTGAAGAGACAGAAAATTATACAGGAACAGTAATGGCGATAGATCCGTCTGGCCGTGGAAAAGATGAATCAGCATACGCCATTGTAAAGTACCTAAATGGTTATTTATTTCTTATGGAAGTAGGAGGATATCGTAACGGTTATGCTCCTGAAACTCTTTCTGCTTTAGCTTTGAAGGCTAAATTTTATGGAGTTAATGAGGTTGTTATTGAGTCTAACTTTGGGGATGGTATGTTCTTACAGTTATTAAAACCCGTATTAAACAAAACACACCCTTGTGCTACTTCAGAAGTAAACAATAGGACACAAAAAGAACAGCGTATTATAGACACCTTAGAACCTGTTATGATGCAGCACAGACTTATCATAAATACCACAGTAATCATGGAAGATTATGGTGTCTATGAGGGCAACCCAGCGTACTCATTGTTTTACCAGATGACCCGTTTGTGTAACGAAAGGGGCGCATTGGCACATGATGACCGCTTAGATGCTGTGTCTATGGCAGTAGCCCATTGGAAAGAAGTTTTGGATAGAGATGCTGATACGGGCATTGAAGAACACCTTGAAGAACAATTAGAAGCATGGTCTGACCCTGATAGGGGAATTACATATATTCCTGATATGGGTAAACAACAATTATCCACAGGACACTATCACCTTAAGAACCTTGCTCCATATCGTTCATAGATTGCAATGAAGGAGTCTATTTGCCCCTTGAAGGCACCTTAATGAGTCATATGTCATTCGAAAGAAAATAGAATAACTAACAAAAATAATTTACACAGAATTTCCTTGAATGATAAATTGCTCATGAAAGATACAAGAGGGGTCTTCCTGACCAAAATAGACCCCTTTTTGAACGTTTTAAGAGCATAGGAAGAGTGGACTAATAATAAATAATAAAGACACTCTTTCTATTTGCTTTTCTTTTAGTAATTTGCAATTCATTCCTAAATATAAAGGTGATTGTCGCACTTATATACAAAGTGGTGATTGTCGCACTTATTAGAGAGAAGAGAAAGAAAAAAAAAATCCAAACACGAGGGGGAAAGACAACACTTAGATATACATATAAGTACATATATGTAACATTAAGGTACATTAAGATTCCTTTATGTAACAATATGTAACATTAAGGAGGCATATAAGTAATGATTGATGATTATAATAAAGACCACTTACCAGTACCTTCTTGTAGTACCAGGGTTATGAGACCTGGGAGAAACAAGCGTCCATATACACAATTACAAAGACGACTATCTAAGGTATTGTTTATTAGTATTATTATTATTTTAATATTGTTTATTAGCACATTCATAATGACCCTATGTGGCATCAATGTACCCAATATTAATTACTTATTGGAAGCATTGAGAGTCATAGGGGGATTATGGGGACAAACAGGACTCTAACCAGTTTGGTCAGTTATGATAAACAATATCTAAACAATAGGAGGATATAATTTATAAAATGTTTATTATTTCAGAGCAACGAAAGAAGATATTAATTATAATTATAGCTATTATTCTTTTCTTGAGTGGTTTATTCATTGGTTATAAACTGTTTTCACCACCTAAGGAAGAAGCTAATTATGGTAAGTTTGCAACATCCGATAAAGATATTATTACTGTGACCAATACGCACCAAGTACGTCCTAAAACGTCCTTAACGTCCCCAGATGTTACTATAAGACAGCCTGAAGTGGTTGTACAGCTGCCCAATAAGGGTATCGTTAAGGTACCACAGGGGCACACTTTGGACAATAAGACACAATTAGATTTAACACCCGTCATTAAGGAGATGGCAAGTGAAAGATATAAAAGGAATTGGGAAGTGGGGGCTGGTGTGGGGTATAATAAAGAACGACATTCTGTTTATTATCCTATTGCTGTACAGCGCAATTTCAGCTATGATAGAGCTATTGAGGCGATAGTAGGGGTAGATAAGCATGGTGTCCAGAATGTGTCTGTAGTCTATAAAGTTAAGTTTTAACAATTGACACAAAATAGACACACGATACCCTGATTATTCAGCAAATATCGTATTTATTATTATTTTAAGCATTTTATTTTGATGTATTTAAGTGCTACAATTCTACCTCCGATTGTAGCCTTTGATAGAATAAGAATACAAAATGTGCCAATTAGTCACACTATTGGCACACAATGGTTCTTATTTCTTGTTTATTAAATTGTTTATAAGGGAGGCAGCTTTTTTGTCTTCTTCCTGGACGGCATGGGTGTACCTATTGAGCGTTATAGAGACATCACTGTGTCCTAAGCGGGCACTTACTGTCTTTGGATTGACACCTTTTGCTATTAACCAGGTGGCATTGGTGTGCCGTAAGTCATGAAAGCGCATATGGAGCCCTAATGACTCACTAAGGTGCTTAAAGGCTACAGAAATGGCTGTAGGGGCAAAATAAGATCCAATAGCATTCGGAAAGACAACAATATCATGCTTTTTATAAGTGAGTAGTATTTTGATAGTTTGAGCATCTACTGCTATTGTTCTTTGTGCCTTCTGTGTCTTAGGTGTTTGTATAGAGGTGTCTGAAGCAATAGAGCGGTGGATAGTAATTGTATTATTGGCTGTGTCTATATCCGACCAGTGAAGACCTAAGACTTCACCACGTCTAAAGCCGCATTCTAAGCACAAGAGGATGATAGGGTACCAGGGGATACCTGTATGTACCTTCATGTTCTTAACTGAATTTAGTAATAGCTGTGCTTCATTGATTGTTAAAGGTACTATTTCTTTTTGTCTTGTTTTTATATTTTCAGACAAAGATACAGGATTAGTAAAGATAAGCTCTTCTGCTATTGCTGTCTGAAATATCATACTTAGGACAGTCCGATAGACATTCGTAGTAGCACTGCTATAATTTTTATGTTGAATAAGAAAAGTATTTATATCTTTTGTCTTAATATCCTTCAGGGGTGTTTGATGAAAGAAGGGTATAAAATGCTTATTTATATAATGAATGTAAGATTTATATGTTGTACTTTTTACTTTGCCTTCTTTGATTTCTAAGAAGTGATTACAGTAAATATTAAAAGGAGTCATGCTATTAATGCTAAGGATACCTTTTTCTTTTTCATATTGGTATTGTTGCATTAGTTTGATGACTTCTCTTTTGTCTGTACCTGTGAAGGTTTTCCTGATACGTTTTTGTGTCTGGGGGTCTTTACCGAGGTCTAAGAAGCCTCTATAGTGTCCCTTTTTGTACTCAATGATACTGCCTTCACCCTTTTGTCTTCGTTGATGTTTCATTATGGTCTCCTTTAGGGGGCACAAAAATAAAAATATGTAAAAATTGTGAAATGTGGGTTAATGAATTACAAAATATAAAAATACCCCCATATGTCCCTAATTGTACCATATGTCCCATATAGTAATAATAAAGTAAATCTGATACATATAGGCCCTAATGTGCCCAAGGTGTGACTATAAAGAAACCATAAACAATCTATAACGTTTTACATATACCTATAGGGGTATATGGTATACCTGGTGTAGCCCATAATTCCTCATTTTGTTTCCTTTTTGTCAGGATTTATGGGCGTAAAAGGGGACGTAAAGGGACAATAAGGGGACAATAAGGGGACAATAAGGGGACAATAAGGGGACAATAAGGGGACAATAAGGGGACA